AAACGCAGCAAACAAAACTTATGTTGATACTGCTGTTGCCAACTATGACGAATTCAAAGAGCTACGCGATGTACAGTGGACAAGTCTAATAGAAGGTAACATTCCAGTCTACGACCAAAGTACAGTATTAAACGTCGTAGGTGGTATTGGAAATGGAACTAACATTACTTTAAACTTTACTTCTCAAGCAACAACACCATTTCCAGTTGGTAGCATTATTGTAGTAAGTGGTATAAGTCCAGGAACATACAATGGAACATACATTGTTACAGGTGCATCAACTAGCTCAGTAAGTTATGCCAGTGTAGTAACAACTCCTTATGTAAGTGGAGGTACAATTACTGCTAACAAGTGGCGTAACATTAATTTACCAGACAATAGTGCAACTAGTGATGTATTGTTAACATACAACGGAACTACTGGTAAGATTACTAGTGCTATCCAAGCAGGCAAGATTGTAAACAGCATGGTAAGTGCTACAGCGGGAATTGTACAAAGTAAATTGTCAATGACTGCAGCAAGTACACGTACAAATGCTACAGGCATTGCACAAGCCGATTTAGGACTTGCATCATTTAAGAATACTGAATTCCAATCAACTAGCGGTTGGATTGAATTAAAAGATTCTGTAAGTGCTTCAACAGGTATTGTTTACAGCAAACTACAGTATGCAAGTCAAGGTACTGTGCTTGGTAGAGCGGCTGGGGCAGGCACTGGAAACATTGGGGAAGTTACATTTGGTTCTGTGGTTGCTTCAGGCGATGGTATTAAGAACGCACCATTTGCATCAAGCGGTGTTATGACAGTCACATATGATGGTTCAAGCACTACTAACAATACATATACTGTTACACCAATTACTACTGTTGGTGGAAGCAACAGTATTGTAAAAACAAACGGCAATGATTTAAACATCAATAGCGGAACTATTAACGCTACTGCATTAAAGATTAATACTACTCAAGTTATTGACACTAACGTTGCAACAAACACCGTTAGATTCTATACACCAGGACAGTATAATTTTGCATCTAGTACAGGTACAACTAGTGGAAATACAACAACATCATTTACTGGAACAGTTGATTTCACAGGCGGAACACTAAAGGCCAACACACTAACAAGTGGTGCGGCTGCTAACCCAGGTACTATAACAGGTAACTGGAGTGTATCAAGTTCAAGTATTATAAATGTAACAAATGGTACACTATACACAACTACATTAAATGCAGGAAGCGATACAACTTCAGGTACAATTAACGGATACTGGTCACTAAACGGATCAAGTCGTTTGCAGGCTACCTATGCTGACCTTGCAGAATATTACGAAGGAGATCAGGAATACAGTCCAGGATCTGTACTAGTATTTGGTGGCGAAAAAGAAGTTACAACTACTGATAAAATAAACGATACAAGAGCAGCAGGTATCGTAACAACTAATCCAGCTTACATTATGAACCAAGACCAGAAAGGAATTAAGGTTTGTATTGCACTGGCAGGTAGGGTACCGTGTTGGGTAGTTGGGCGGGTCAAGAAAGGAGACTTGCTGACAACAAGTGCAACACCAGGTTGTGCTGTTAAAGCAAATAATCCTCAGCTAGGATCTATAATTGGTAAGGCACTAGAAGACAAAGACTCAGGTGAGGCTGGTGTAATTCAAGTTGCTGTAGGGAGAGTATAATGGCTAGACTAAACATTAATATTGGAACTACAGCTAACGACAAAACCGGTGATCCGTTACGCACCGCGTTCGATAAAGTAAATCAAAACTTTGTTGAACTGTATGCCCTTGCAAATGCAGACGTACAGATTCCATCACAAACTGGAAACAGTAATAAATTCTTAACAACTAATGGAACAACATTAAGTTGGACTAGCATTTCTCAAGAAGTTGGAACTGCTAATACTGGGTTTGTCGATGATAGAATTTACAATCTTAACGGAGTAATTGTTAGTAACGATGACTTAGTCCATGGCGCAACTGCTAGATTAACAATACCTGAATACGGCGATACTGTTAATCCAATTACGTTATATAATAACTATGGAAATATTTCTATACTAAATGGATCAGGTGGAGTTATTAGCAATACTTGGACATTTGGAACCGATGGTAATACAATTTTACCAGAATCGACTGTACCTGTTACACTAGCAGGTAAAGTTGGAGACAAAGCTGGTACTGTTGCAATCGATGGTAATTACATTTATTATTGTACAACAGATTATGTTGGTGGCGGTGGCGGTGGCGGAACAGTTACTTTGGTGCCAAACGAACTTGGACAAAATGTAAACACACTAACTATTACTAAAGGTGCTCCTCCAAATACAGGTTGGGCAACACCACAAGTTGGATGGACTCTGACGGTAAATTCAACTACCGTTACAATTGAGCAAATTGACGACTTAGGTACTGATATTTCTATTATAGTAAGCGGATTTATAACTCTTCCACCAACTGGCTCTGTGACTTTTGTAGAAGGTGGCGGTGTCCAACCTGATATATGGGTTAAACAAAAATGGGGAGTAGACCCCGTTGTTCCTACTGATATCAGCCAGTTAACAGATACAACAAATTTATTAAATAGCGGAACTAGTAATCAATTAGTAAACAGTACGTATTCAGTAACACTTGATAATAGCGGTAATACAACATTTCCTAGTCAGACTTTTATTAGACAAAACAATAGTTTTACACGATCTGTTACTGTAGAACAATTTAGTACAACACCAAGTGTTATTTGGACTGGGACAGGAACTTATATTACTAGTGCCAAATTAGTTATACAAGTTGAAGGATACGAATTAGGAGACAGCAGTGGCTGGCATACACAAGTATGTGAAGCAATTATTTCTGATAGATACTGGGGAAATCCTGGATCTCTAGAACCTGTCATGTCAGTGTATGGAGTTGTACATACTAGCGTTGCTCCATTAATAACATTGTCTATACAGCGTAATCCTACAACATATCTTATAGAAGTTGTAGCAACTCCAACTGCTACAGCAAACGGAACAATTTATCCCCGAGTTCACTCAGTAGAACTTGGTACAAGAGATTAAGGAGAAATCATGCCTATTCAAACAATTAATTTAGGTAACTATGCAAATGACGGAACAGGTGATGATTTACGCACCGCATTTCAAAAAGTAAATGCTAACTTTGAACTTGTTGGTGGAACTCTAGGAATCATCAACGGAGAAAATGTAGGAACTGGTACAGGAATTTTTAAACGTAGAGACAATGATAATTTAACATTAGAATTTAAATCTTTAACCAGTACTGATGGTAGTATAGAAATTACCAACACTGATAATACTGTAAATTTAAAAGGATTGTCATTAGTTGAGAATGATCCTAGTCCTAGTCTAAGTGCTGATCTACAACTTAACGGACACAATATTATTATCGGAGCGGTAGGTGGTGGTGATGTACAAACCACTGTATTCGGAGTCGATGTTCGAACAACAAATGCGTTGATTGAATTGCTTATTAATTCTAATTCTGTTTCTATTGATTTTGGCTCATTTGTAGACGGTACTGTTGGAACAATCGATGCTCCAAATACAGAATTAAATATGAATGGTGTTCAACCTGACTTTGCAGGTTTTTCAGTTACTGATCCTTCAGGAACTAATTTAGATTTTGGATCTATTGCTTAATATGTCACTTAATGTTTGGACTAAACCAACAGGTTGGAATTTTGGCCAAGAGCCAGGTACTAACATATCTGTAGCTTCAGGTAGTTTCATTGTTGGATATCAATACGTCATAGAATCCGTAGGTACTACTGATTTTACAAAAGTTGGTGCAAGTTACAATAATGTAGGAATCGTGTTTACTGCAACTAATACTGGTGCAGAAGCGGGGCCTGTTGAAACTATAACAATATACCCTAACCCATTTGATTTATCAGTAAATTATGAATCTACTAAAGTTTCTCCTGGTTCTGGTGTTGCTTCGCGGTTGGCTTTTAGTGAAAGACAAACTTTAGAATTATCATTACCAGTTCAAAACGATTCAGGTGTAGTTTACACTATAATATCAGGTAGTCTGCCACCCGGGCTTAGACTACTAGATAATAAAATTATCGGATCAGCATTTGAAGTTCCAAGATTGACTGATTTTCAATTCTGTATTAGGGCCAGTAAAAACGGCCAAATTGCTGACAGAACTTTTGTTATATCAATCGAAGGAGAAGACAAACCAGAATTTGTTACTCCAGAAGGATTGATACAAATTGGCGACAATCAAGAGTTATTTGTCATGGACAGCAGTTATGTTGATTATCAGTTGTCCGTCATTGATAACGATACTACAGCCGGACAACAGTTAAGTTACTTTATTGCTAAAGACGATGGTGCATTGCCGCCAGGTCTAATATTAACTAACGATGGACGAATCGTTGGATTCGTACAACCAACTTTGGCCATACGACCAGAAGACGGTGACGGAACCTATGCCAATAGCGGCTACGATGCAGTTGCGTATGATTTTGCGTTTGTTCCTACTAACGGTTACGATAGCTATGTATATGATAGTATTTTCTTTGATTTTGCATTACAACAAAATAAACCTAGAAAACTAAATCGAACCTACGAATTTGTAGTAACAGTAACAGACGGTGATAGTTTTACAAAAAGAAGATTTAAAATTTTCGTAGTAGGCGACGACTTTTTCCGTGCTGACAATACTGTATGGTTAGATGGAAATCCTTTATTCACTGCTGACGTAACATATCTGCGTCCTCCAACATGGATTACTTCAAGCTATTTAGGTTTATATAGAGCTAACAATTACATAACTCTTGTATTAGATACGTATGAAACTGAAAACGTAATTTACAGTTTAGAAACTGTTAATGCAGATTGTAGAGCAAAAACTAGAAAAATTTTAACAACTGATAATGCTATTGGCGGTTCTTATGTTTCTATAACATTAGCAACAGCCGTTCCACAAGTTGGACACAAGTTAACATTTGCAGGTTTAGTTTCTAATTCATCAACTGTTCACACAGTTACAAACGTTGCTTCTTTAGGCAATAATGAATATAGATTAACTCTGTACGAACCTTTGGAAAATAACATTCCTAATGGAGTTGACTTTTTAATTGGTACACTTAGTCAATTGCCTACTGGTATGGCGTTTGATGAAAATAACGCAGAAGTATTTGGTTTAGTACCCTACCAACCTGCTATTACAAAGACATATAAGTTTACAATAACTGCATCAAAATTAAGTGATAGCGGAGAAGTTGCAAAAACTCCAAAAATTTTTACAGTTGATTTACTAGGCGAAATCGATAGTATTTTAAATTGGGAAACTCCATCTAATCTTGGAACAATTAATGCAAACTATGTCTCAACACTTAATGTTAAAGCAACATCAAACATTGAGAATAATACAATTCTTTATACTATTATAGATGGTCATTTACCTCCAGGACTAAGTCTTGACCTTGACGGAGAAATTATAGGTAAAGTAAATCAATATGCTACATTGGATGAGCTCGGAAATATAATTTCTCCTGGTTTAACTACATTTGACTTTACAACAGATGTTACTACATTCGATGGCGATACTAGTAGCATAGACCGAATTTACGAGTTTACTGTAAATGCCCAGGATCAATATGGATATAGTGCAATTAATAGAAAATTTAGAATTTCAGTTGAAACACCTAATCAACTAATCTATAGCAATATTCGTGTTAAACCTTTCTTAAAAACAGAGCAAAGAACTGCTTGGAAGGAATTTATTAATAACGCAACAGTATTCACTCCGTTAAGCATTTACAGAGCTAACGATCCTAATTTTGGAATTCAAACAGAACTTGCAATGTTAGTATTTGCAGGAATTGAAACCAAAGAAGCACAGGCATACGTTAGTGCAATGGGATTGAATCATAAACGCAAACGCTTTCACTTTGGTCAAATTAAAAAAGCTACAGCATACTTGCCTGAAACAAAAACAGCAATATATGAAGTCATTTACGTAGAAATGCTAGATCCACTAGAGCCTAATGGAAAACGTTTAGCTAATAAAATTGAAAATTTAAGTAAGCAACCTAAGGGTATAACGGTAGATGCAAATAATTCCATTTGGAGCACTAAACTAGAAGACCTTGCTGCAGACGAACCTTATAGAGAGCGTCCAGATCAAATAATAACTGTGGATAGTCAAGGTTACGAAGTTTCAAATCCAAACACAAATGCTTATTTTCCGAACAGTATTTCAATATGGAGGGATCGTTTAGCCAACTGGACTGACGGTACTAGTGGGTTTGGAATTGAAAGAAACTATCTTCCTTTATGGATGAGAAGCATTCAGCCTAACACTAAGCAAGAGCTAGATTTTCAACTGGCTGTTCCGCTATGCTATTGCAAAGTAGGAACAGCAGACGATATTCTATTGAATATCAAAAATTATTTAAAAACAACAGGTTTTGCGTTTAATCAGCTAGATTACACCGCGGATCGATATATAATTGATTCTGTTGAGGGATTAACCGCAGATAAATACCTAGTATTCAGAAATGATAGGATAACAATATGAGCAGCCAAATAGACGAAACAAACATTGATAGTGCGTATCCCGTTGCTGGAAAAGACAACGATAGCCAAGGCTTTCGAGATAATTTTTCTGCAATTAAAACAAACTTTACCTACGCCAAAGGAGAAATTGAAGATCTCCAAGGAAAGGTACTGTTAAAAGCAGCGTTGGATGGTGGGACACTATCAAACGACCTAGGCGGTAATAATATTTCTAACGGAAATTTTACTAATTTCCACGGAACTTCTTACGCTCAAACTGTTACAGGAACTGCGAACATTGATCTTGAAAAAGGATCTTTGCAGGCATTTACACTTACTGCTGATTCTACTTTTACATTTACTAATTGGCCTGACTCTGGAAACTACGCTAAAGTAAGAGCACATTTTAGAAGTAACGGATCTTCTATTTCTGTAGGCAACGATATTACAATTGGTAAGCGTTACACTATTAATGAGGTCAACAATACAAACTTTGTGTCAATGGGTGCGGACCCAACAGCAGTTTTTGTTGGTAGCATTAACGGAAATACACTAACAGTTATTTCTGTTTCAGCTGGATCTTTAGGACTTAACACTTATATTACCGGTGGAACAGTTGCAGCGGGAACAAAAATTATTGCTACAAATGTAGAAAATCCATCACTAACAGGTACAGGTGGGGCAGGAACATATACAGTAGATATTGGTGGTCAATCAGTTACTTCTACATCAATGAATGGTATGACTGTTGGCGTTGTGTTTACAGCATCGGCAAAAGGAAGTGGTACAGGAACAGTAAAGCCTTGGAAAACAGTTACACTATCAACTGAAGGTTCAGGAACTATTACAAACGATTCTGATTTTGCATTACCTCTATTATTAAATCCAAACGGTTCGGATCAAGTAATTGAAGCTTGGACTTGGACTGGTTCCACTACTAAAAAGATTTTTGTAAATTACATAAGCAACCTAGATACAGAACCAAATAACTATACCAATTTAAAAGTTGGAACCTTAGGAGTTGATGAACTTACAAATTCTACTTCTGTTGATTCTGGCGCTTTAACTGTAAAGGGCGGTGCTGGTATTGCAAAAAATTTAACTGTTGGCGGCAATACTGTTATTAGTGGAGACTTAACAGTAACTGGTAATACTACACTAACAACAAGTTCTATTACTATTAATGACATTGGGTCTATTGGCAATGTAAACATTACAGATCCAAGAACAGGGGATGCATTAAAGTATGATGCAGATTCCGATCAATGGACCAACAATGTTGATTTAATTACATACAATGTTACTGTTGACGATAATGGAAGCGGAACACAACCTGTATTTTTTATTAACAACGTAGCAATTTCAACAAACTTAGGCGATCAACTCAGTGAACTTAAAACATTTAAAGCAGGAAAGAAATATAGATTTAGCCAAGTTGACAGTTCAAATTTTGGATACGATTTAAGATTTTCTACTAGACCAGATACAGTTGTTAATCCAGACAACGAGCCAGGTGAAAGAACAATTTTAGATTATTCTTCAAATGTAACCGTAGAAGGAACTGCTGGTACAGCTGGTGCATATACAGAAATCCTTGTTACAGAAGATACACCAAGCCCATTATATCTATACGGACGTCAAGCTGATCGTCCGCTAGTTGCAGACTTTAATCTTAGTAACTTGGTAATTTTAGGAACATCTGGGCAAATTCAAGTGTCTAGTTGTACACTAGGCACAAATCAACCAATACAAATTAGTGGCACTTGGACTCCTCAAGTAGGAAATCCAAGTCTATTCGGATACTCTTCCGGCGGAACAACTTATTATGTTAAGACAGGTGGTACTGGAACAACATTCCAATTATTGTTAACACCTGGTGGAAGCCCTGTTCCATCCACAGCAGGAACTCCAAACGGAACTCAGTTAACTGTTTCAGCTATGCATAGCGTTGCCAGCTACACAGAAACTTCAAAAGTTGGTGCAGAATATCCAGTTACAGTCAACAATGGGCCTGTAAAAGTCCTAGCAGATTATACTGTACCAGGTAGTCAAAGTGTACTAGTAGATACATCAGCTAACCCAGTAACTATTACATTGCCACTATCTCCAAGTGTTGGAACAATTATTAATATTTTTGATGCAGGTAATGCTAGTACAAACCCAATAACTATTAATCCTGGCGATGCAGCTGTTACAATTAATGGAGCCACTGGTAACGTATCTGTAGCAGGAAACTACGCAGCCTTAACACTAGCCTGTGACGGAACAAATTGGACTTTAGCTAAACTGTCATTTAACGGCAGCGAAGATGTTGCAAGTTCAGGAACTATAAGTTTAGATACATCAGTAAGTTATTTTAGTACAAGTGGCGTCGAAAGCTGTTCATTAACAGACGGTATTGAAGGTCAAGTTAAGACCTTAATAATGAAAAACTCATCAGGAAATATGAGTGTATCAGTTGCTAATGCTGGCTGGAAGTCAAGTGGTTCAGGAACTATTGTATTCAATTCTACAGGTGATTGTTGCATACTTCAATACATACAAGGCAAATGGTATGTAATTGGCAATAACAGTTGCACCGTAGAAGGAGTGCAACCTGGCGAAGTTGTAAGTGCTCCTGGAACTGCAAGCTCAACTGGACTTGCAGGACAAATTGCATACGATAGCTCTTATGTTTATGTATGTATAGCTGCGAATACTTGGAAACGTGCAGCAATTTCAACTTGGTAATATGCATCCATTAATCGGCGACCTTTCAGAACTTAAAGATAGCGAAGTAGATTCGAAAATAAATGAATTAACTCGAAAATACTTTGCTACCAATAGTTTTGAATTAAAAACTCAAATTTCAATGGCTTTAGATACTTACAAAGAAGAATTGGCAAAACGCCAACGAATAGCCTACGAAAAAATGATGAATACTCGCAATAAAGATCTTGACAAATTGATCAAAGTCAACTAATATAGTTGAATGCGATTAGACAAATACAGCAATCCAATTTTTAACGAACAAGATTTGTTTGATGCCTTGTACAAAGGACACAAGTTCAATCCTGCTGATTTATTGTTTGTCGAGCATACTAACGAAGTTTGGCAATTAGAAGAGCAAGTTGGGTTCAAATTTGCTGAGCCAATTGATGCATTAGTATCTCCCCAAGAGTTTGATAACATAATGCAACACGAATGGAACATGCCCGATGAATACAAACAAATGGATATTGTAGGATTTCTAGTTAATGAATGCCCTAAGCAAAATTATCAAAGATTGATGGACGAGTTAGAAGCGTACAAAGCAAGAAATATGCTAGATTTGCTTCGGTGGCTCAAATATTTTGTAGATACTTGCTCAAAAGAAGGTGTAGTTTGGGGTGTTGGGCGAGGATCTAGCGTAGCCAGTTATGTCTTATACTTAATAGGTGTACACAGCATAGATCCTATCAAATATAATTTAGACTGGCAGGAATTCCTGAGATAAGTAAAGCATAATCCTAGGAGATTAATATGGCAATGAAAGAACAACAAAGACAAGTTTATCGCTCGATGCAGGGCAAAGAAGTTGATATGAACAAACTGGTTATGGCTAACGAAATGACTGTAGCAGTTGGTAATGTTAAAGTTAATGCAAGAGGCGATGAATTAGGACCAGGTGGCAAAATTATTCGTAAACGCGAAGAAGTATTAAGAGAAGCACCAAACTCAAGTGTGAAGAAAAGTACGTCAAGCGAAGAGTGAACAGGAAACATATGAGTAAAGCACCAGCAAATAGAATTAGACCAATTAGAAAACATATTCTCGTAAAGGATATGAATTTTGGAGAGCAAAAAACATCAACTGGAATTGTGCTACTAAGCGACGATGGAAAATCCGAAGGTGTAAAACCTCGTTGGGCACAAGTGTTTGCAGTTGGTCCAGAACAAACCGATGTTAAAATAGGTGAGTGGGTACTAGTCGAACACGGTAGATGGACACGTGGTATTACTGTAGAAGATGAAACCGGTGTTGAATTTACTATTTGGCGTGTTGACCCAGCGGGTATTTTAATGTCAGCAGACGAAAGACCAGCTGGTCCAGAATTTGGAACTTTCAGTAGTGTAGCTCACGGAACTGAAATCCGTCCAGAAGACTTCGTTCGATAATTTATTAGTTTTGAACATCAGGGCTATTGACTAGCCCTGATCTTGCCTTTATAATGTATAGTAAAGGAGATCTATATGTTCTTACTAAGTTTTTTACTACTGGTTATAGCAGTTTATTTTGCCAAAAAATCATATTACGAACTAAGAATTGTACCTGCTATGCTTTGGTCATTTTTAGCAGGATGGGACCTCCACGCACTACTTACATTTATATAAGGAACACGTATGAGTACATTTGACGAAGCAGTTGTAGATATCAAAAATGCAAGAGATGCCATAGACGGTTTAGTAACAAATCAAAATCCTGACAACGGAGAAACTAAGCATCCAGATCCAAAAAAGCACAAATATATTAGCTTTATAAAAAGCGGATTTAGAATCATAGCTGGCGGTGCATTATGCTTTGGTGATTTTCTTGTTGCAGGATCATTGTTTATAGTTGCCGAACTGTTGGGCATTGCAGAGGAACTAGTTTGAAAATTGGATTTACATGTTCAACATTTGATTTGTTTCATGCAGGGCATATAATGATGCTCAAAGAAGCAAAGACACAATGCGATTATCTAATAGTTGGACTCCAAACTGATCCAACGATTGATAGGCCTGAAACAAAGAATAAACCAGTTCAAAGTATTTTTGAAAGATTTGTACAATTACAGGCTTGTAAATTTGTGGATGAAATTGTAGTTTACGCTACAGAAAAAGAACTACGAGACATATTGCTTTCATATCCAATAGATGTTAGAATACTAGGTGAAGAATATAAAGATAAAGGTTTTACAGGCTGTGAAATTCCAATGGAGTTTTACTACAATCAACGCAGGCATAGTTTTAGTACTAGCGAATTGCGACAACGAGTTATAGAGGCAGAAAATGAAAGAACTATGGGTAGAAAAATACCGTCCAAGTAAAATTGACGGGTATGTATTTAGAGACACACATCAAAAAGAGCAAGTTGAACGTTGGATTAAAGAAGGCAGTATTCCACATCTATTGTTTAGCGGCAATGCTGGTATTGGCAAAACAACTCTTGCAAAAATATTGTTTAACGAACTAGATATCAATCCTTTAGATATTCTAGAAATTAACGCAAGTCGAACAAACTCTGTTGAAGATGTTCGAGATAAAATTGTTAATTTTGTGCAAATGATTCCTTTTGGAAATTTTAAAGTAGTATTGCTAGACGAAGCAGACTACTTATCGCCTAACGCACAGGCGGCCCTACGTGGCGTTATGGAGGAATATCATACAACAGCTCGCTTCATTCTTACTTGTAACTATCCCAATCGTATTATTCCTGCTTTACATTCGAGGTGTCAAGGCTTCCATATCGAACGTGTTGATACTACAGAGTTTACTGCTCGTGTGGCTACTATCCTCATGTCTGAAAGTGTGGAGTTTGATCTTGATACACTAGATACGTTTGTTCGTGCTACATATCCTGACCTTCGTAAATGTATTAACATGGTACAAATGAACAGTATGGACGGTAAATTACATAGTCCAGAAAAGGGAGATGCAGGTGAAGCAGACTACAAAATTGAAATGGTTGAGCTATTCAAAGCGGGCAAAATCAGCGAAGCACGTAAACTCGTCTGCTCACAGGCTCGCCCAGAGGAGATGGAAGAAATTTATAGATGGCTCTATGATAACGTTACCATTTTTGGAGACGAATCGACACAAAACAAAGCTATTCTTATTATCAAGCAAGGTCTTGTTGATCACACATTGGTTATTGATCCAGAAATTAACCTTGCGGCAACACTGATTAGACTTGCGGCACTATGAAGACAAAGTTAAAAGAAGCATACATGAAAACCGCAGAAACATTTGCGGAACTCAGTCATGCTCGTAGATTACACGTTGGTGCTATCATTGTAAAAGATGATAGAATCATTTCAATCGGTTATAACGGCATGCCAGCGGGCTGGGATAACAACTGCGAAGATATTGTCCAACACAGCGATGATACTACTTCGTTGAAAACTAAACCGGAGGTTCTACATGCTGAAACGAATGCGATCGCTAAACTTGCTAGAAGCACTGAGTCTGGCCTCAATGCTACTATGTTCATTACTCATAGTCCTTGCCTTGATTGTGCCAAGCTCATTTATCAAAGTGGCATTAATGCTGTCTATTATGGTAATGCTTATCGTAACGAAGATGGAATACAATTCCTCAAAGCATCAGGAGTAAAAGTAGAGCAATTAGAAAAGGACGCCTGAGCGTCCTTTTTTTAATCTCCGTATATCTTTAACACCTCCTTAACGGCTTCGTGTCTTTCAATATCTCGTTGGTCAAATTGTACAATATCTAAATGTCGATATGCTGTTCGCTCTCCGAGTAGGTTACAAAAATTAATCAAGCCGTTGTCATTTAATCTGTCGGCTTGTGCTAGGTCTCCTGTCACTACCATTTTACTATTTTCACCCAGGCGTGTTAATAACATCTTCATCTGGTTGACTGTAGCATTTTGCATTTCATCTGCAACAATGTATGCGTTTTTAAACGTGCGGCCACGCATATAGGCCAATGGGGATATTTCAATGACGCCCTCCTCTAACATCCTAGCGATATCCTTTTGCTGATAATATTCCGCAAATACGTCAAAAATAGGACGAGTCCAAGGTGCCATTTTTTCATTAAGCGTACCTGGTAAAAATCCTAAATCTTCATCTACGGAAACGGCGGGTCTAGTAACGACTATCTTGTCCACAACCCCTTCTTGAAACAGTTTGATTCCGTGTTGAACAGCCAGCATGGTTTTGCCCGTACCTGCTGGTCCTATAGCAAAAACTATACTTTTTTGTTCATCTTGGAGTTTTTGTATGTAAGTTTTCTGATTCTCGTTTCGAGCATACAGGCTTACACGCTGCTTCTTTTGCGGAAGATATGGTTGAAAATCTATTACTTTAACTTCTGATGTAAAGCGTTTCTTCACTCTTTTACTCATCTAGGTTATCTCCTACTCTTTTAAAAGCAGGACTTGTAGCGACCGCCCGATAACTACAGAGGTCCTACACAATTATTTACTGATTTCCTAAAAAAGTAAACTGATATGTTATGATTTTAAACCAGCTAAATAAGTATAGAACATTCTGGGACCCGCTATGTACGACATTTTAGAAGTCATAAGAAATATAGACGATTTATACGAAAACAATACTAGCCTAGCTGTGCTCAAAGACTTTGAGCGTGTGCTAGATGAGATGGATTTATACGCCTACGAAAATTGGGAAAACGGCGAATTAGCCTATGGACCGCAAGTTGACCGTCATTGGATTACAGCTGGATTTATGTGGCCTAAAGAAAGTATGCCTAACCCAGTAGGAGCAAAAAGACTTCAAGATCTAGGTTGCAAAATAAAATATCAGCGCAGTCACTTAGTAGAACCTCGCAAGATTAAAACACCAGAAGATTTTCGTCCTGGAACTAAAAAAGGTAAACTTGATCGCAAACCCATTTGGATTGTAGAAATTCAAATGCCAAAGAAAATTGCATTTGATATGTATAGAGGCTACATGGACAAAATGAAGGCAGAAGCTCAACCAAGCGAAGAAAAGCCTAAGGTTCCAAATCCAACAGTACCACCGGCAGGCGGAATGGCAGCAGGTGCACCACCAATGCCTCCGGCAGCTCCAGCAGGTCCAGCTCCAGCAGGCGCAGCTCCAACTCCAGCAGTTTAAGGACAGTTATGATAAATGAAAGTTTAAGAGCAGCAGATCTAAGAGGCTTTATTAAAAAAGTCATCGAAATTGATGCTTTCAAAAGTAAAATAGGTGACGATGAAGATATCGTTACTATGTCATTCACTGTTGACCACGAAGATCCTGCTAAAGACTTAGAAAATTTTATCGAAATGGGTTTTGATTTTGTTCTAGATGCAGATGTTAGTCCTGGTGAATTAGACGATGGCACATACAAAGTATATGTTGAAATTGAAAGAAACAGACATGTACCAGAACAGATTCTAGAAATTCTAGACGGTGTAAAGAAAATTTCTGGCATTGAAAATTTTAAATTTAGATATTTTAAAAATTTCAAAAGTCAGGATGCTACAGAAGAAAATCTTTCTGCGGCTATTCCATTAGATAAAAATGCCTACGATGCAGCAACAGAACGTAGCAAATTAGATAATTTTCAAGAATTCTTTATCAACAGTTACGCCGACGACATTAAACTACTTGACGAATCAATAAGTTTTCAACGTAGTCACGGTGACGTAATTGCTTTTGATATTGTAACTAGCGGTACAAGACAAGAAGTATATGAAGAAGTACAAGGACCGATCATGCTGGAAAGTTCTAGTATGGCGGAAGTTATGTTTTTATCCAAGTACATTGGTAACTACAATATTACCAAAGTGAGCGATACATTCATATTTGAACACCGCGGTTGGGCGGTTGCACTGAAAAGGAAATAATAATGAGCGGATTTAAATTTAATTTTACACAAGAAAAGTTTAATCAGATAATTGGAAAGAATCCTTATGCTGATCACTGGTTCGAAGCATTGTGTGAAATTTTACCAGATTATGACATTGACACAGTACCACGTGTTGCAGCATTTTTAGCACAAACAGCACACGAAAGCGGCGGATATCGTGCTATTAAAGAAAACTTAAATTACAAAGCAGAAAGTCTTTGCAAAGTATGGCCACGTTATTTCCCAGATTTAGCAACAGCACAACGCTATGCTCATAATCAAGAAGCTATTGCTAATCGTGCTTATGCTAATCGTATGGGTAACGGCGACGAAGCAAGCGGTGATGGTTGGAAATTTTGCGGAAGAGGTTTAATTCAATTGACAGGTAAAACAAACTATCAACGTTATGCTGAAAGTCTAGAGATTAGTTTAGATGAAGCAAGTGAACACTTAACAACATTTGAAGGTTGCGTACAAAGTGCTGCATGGTTCTGGGAAGCCAACAACTTAAATCAGTATGCAGACAGCGGCGACATCTTAACAATGACAAAACGTATTAATGGTGGAACATTAGGGTTAGAAGATCGCAAGAAACACTACGAACACGCTCTACATGTTCTAGGAGCATAACGTGGAACAGCTATCTTGGATGATTAGTTTTATTCCGGACACAGTCCTGAATCTCATTTATTGGGTAATCATCTTAGCAGGCATCACAGGTGTTGCTGCAGGCTGGCTAGCACGTTGGGTTCCATTCTATGGAAATTATGCTAGATTTTTAAAACCACTTGGTGTTTTATTAATTATTTTAGGTGTTTACCTAAAAGGCGGCTTAGATACCGAGATGGCCTGGCGCCAACGTGTAGCAGATTTAGAAGATCAAGTTAAAAAATCTGAAGAACGTGCCGGACAAATTAACGAAAAAATTGTTGTACAGTATAAGGACAGAGTAAAAGTAATTAAAGATACTCAAATTGTTGTACAAGAAAAAATCAAAGAAGTTGAAAAACTTGTAGATGCTAAATGTGAGGTAGCACCAGAAGCTGTCACAATCTTAAATGATGCGGCTAAGAAACCAGAGAGGGTGCAAAAATGAAAATAGTTTTAATTTTAGCAACTACATTAGTATTAACTGGTTGCTTATCTACACCAGTTAAAAGAACGTTTCCAGAAGTTCCAAAGGAACTAATGGAACTTTGTCCTAATTTAAAAGATGTTCCAGAAGGAACAACTAAACTTAGTGATGTATTAAGAGTTGTCACTGACAATTACAGTCAATACCATGAATGCCAATTTAAAAACGAACTTTGGAAAGAATGGTATGATACACAAAAACAAAATTTTGATAGCGTGAAGTAAATAATCGAAAGGAGCGCAAATGGCATTACATGATTCTATTTTAAAAATATTGAACAAAGAACCTAAGGACCCCGAAGCACCAAAACCAGCACCCGGCAGTCGTAGCGAGCGTGAAGCAAAGATTAAAGACAAAGCAGGTATGGTTATTAGTGTATTTGCATTATTCTTAGCAGTAAACAGTTGGTACGGTGGTAAATTATCTAGCACAGTATTAAACAATACGTTAGGTGCTAACAATGCCTGGGCGCAATATCAGGCAAAGAACAATCGAC